GATAATCCACGGAACGTTAGCGGTATGCTTTGCGTTGTCAATGATGGCGTTATTCAATTCGTTCATGTACGTTTGTGGGCTAAGCAATTGCGCAACTTCACCTTCACCCCAGAAACGATTCGGAATGTCGTAGTCCTTAAACAATACGAATGGGAACTTACCGCCCTTGTATGGATTCGGCTTATCGCTCAGAACCACGTTAATCTCAGGTGCGATGTGCAGTACGCGTCCATTCGGGTATTTCATCTTGCGTACGATCTGGCCGTTTTCTTCGAGTTCATCAAAACTCCAATCACGCGCCCACACTTCAAGCACGAGAATCTGATTGCTCGTTCTAACGCCCACTTCGTTATTGTCCTGCACGAGTTCCGAGTAATTAATCTGTCCGCCGATTAGCTTATCTGCAATCTCGGGGAATGTACGTCTAAGCACGCCCTGATGCGCATAAGTAGCGTAGATAATGTATTCCGCATCGTCCACACTCGTTGCAAGCGGATCGGGAAACAGATTGAACGGATTAACGGGTACGGAGCGAACATCTTTCCCGTTGCTATCCCACGGTAAGAAAAACACTGCCGTGCCGAGTTGCAACATAGTAATGAGTTCCCGGTACAGCTTCGTGCTCATATCTTCCCTATCCCATTCATACGCGAAGCTCTCGTTCAGATCGTTGCTATAATCCATTCCTTCCGGTTGACGCGGTACTGCTTGGAACTTCGGGTCATTATCGAGCATAATTGGACGAATCGTCTCAATGATCGAAAATATGTAGTTCGATACGAGATTCGATTTGTAATCCGCTTTGCTCGTAGATTTGAAGTAATCCCCGTTATACGCGTCAATATAACGTTGCCACTTCTTCGTGTATTCGCTCTTTGCAACCATCGCTTCACGGAAACGCTGATTCCAGTATTGCGCGAGTATCACTTCTGGACTTGGTGTTTTGCCGCCCATTTGCGCGGTCTTTACGATATTAACATTCGTTTGCATGCGTATCCTCCTTTAATCTGCGTACTCAACTCTCTCTTCACGTTCAAATAGCGGGTCAATAATCTCCTTGCTTGACGTTTTAATTTGGTCAAACGGAACCTCCGGAACATAATTCTCGCCTCTTCCCTCTAGCAATAATTGAAGCAGTATCGCACATGCCATTACCGTGTCATCATTACAGCCTGATTGCGCGTTAGTCTTTCCATCATCTTCGATAACGTACGTGAACATTTCGCTAATGATAGAGTCGCTATATATACCAATATACATTTCACGGACATATTCTGCCAATTTGTCGATCATAAGCGGCTTCGTACGTACCGATGTCGTCCATCCGATCTTCTGCGTAATGGTATCAGCTACGCGGTCATAACTCTTCGAAAAGTAAATATTCCAGTATTCTAAACGTTTAATAGAGTTCAGAGTGGTCAGTCCGTGGTTGTTGTTTTCTACGCCAAGATAAGCTTCGTTATAGAACCGAGCAAGCTTAACCAGCTCCACACCAAAAAGGTCAGGATCGATATGGCCATGCCACATAGCAACAACGTCAAGATTGTCGGAATCCCCGACAACGCCACACGAGTAGTCACCATGTACCAAACCTTCTGCCACGTCCGCGCCGATAGAATAGAACCTTCCGCGCTCCGGCATTTTCCATATCTCCACGTATCCCTTCTCATCAGGCGTGAACTCCACTCCTTGAGGCGTTTCATGCAGATAACCTCTCTCTCCACGTCTCGTTAACGTTTGGTACTTCTTGAGGCTCTTCACGTTAAACTTCGGTCTACCGGACGATATGAACGCTTCTTCCGCAGTAGACGGGTATTCCTGCATGAATAGTTCCTCATCGCCTTGACACTTGTTCGCAACGGCCCATTTACGCCAATTCATCTGTTCCAGCGTGAGATTATTTTTTTGCATCAACTCGTATTCGTACGTATGTATGAGATTGCCATTATAGTCACGATGCGTCATGTTAATCTCATCTTCAAGCTGTTTACGTTCCGATTCGCTTCTGAACGCGCGCACATACGTTGGGTCGATAAACCACGGCAGAAACACGGGTATGAACTCATTCTCTCCGCGTACAGCCTTCTGCCACATATCGTGGAACCAATCGCCTACGCCATTTGCGGTGGATTCGAGCACTACAAGTGTATTGAGTTCATCAGGAACGGATTGCAACAAGCCTAGCATCGTAGTCTTCGCATCAGGAAAGAATGCTACCTCTGAAGCGTGCAGGTTATGAATCGTGCTTGAACGTCCTGCTTCCGTTGTTCCGGCGGTGCTTACTGTAATCTTAGAACGCAATCCCGGATTACGTTGCTTCTCGCTATCATCCGTAGTGGGATTCTCAAACGAGAGTATCTTACCGTTATCGTATTTCTTCATGGGGCGCAATACATCAGGTAATTCCTCGTAATAGAGGCGCGACATGTTGAACAAGTTGCTCGACGCTTTATCCTCATGCGCGATAATCATCGAGTTCTTAAACGTGTTCAGAACGGTATCCCTGAATATCTCCGCTTCGAAATACGTGCTCAATCCCATTTGACGCGCTTTCAACACGATGAAACGCTTCATGCGCCCTTCACGTTCACACTGCTCAATTAAATCTACCACAATTTTCTGCGCGTGATTCAAAGAAAAAGGAACAAGCTTTGATTGCTTATTCCTAATCTTCAGAAACGACTCCATGTACCACGGGCGATCCGTCTTAACCTTGTGATAGAATAATTGCTCTTTGGTCATCTTTACGACCATGCAATCACCCCTATTTGATAACTCGATTTACAGTCGCAATATCGCCTGTCTTATCGCTTACTGCCTTCACGTTAATATCCGTAGATGGCGTGTTCGTATGAATCATATAGCCATTACCCATGTAAATACCGATGTGGTCAACTACGCCATTATCGGAGTAGTCGAACGTAATCAGATCGCCTTTACGCCATAGCTTATCGTTTTTCTTATCGATCTGCGTGCCTTCCTTTGCTTGATTCCTACTTACGCGAGGCAAACTAATGCCAATCTGCTTGTAGATGAATTGTACGAAACCCGAGCAATCCATGCCCTTAATCGATTCGCCACCAAATACGTAAGGAATGCCGAGATCGTTAAGCGCCTTTGCAATCGCAATGACCGTATCAGCCTTAACTTCCCACTCTGGCGTAGCTTTAGGGGCCGATTTAAGCGCCGCATTCTCCTTCTCCAAACCCTCTACGTAGGTAAAAATCTCTTGTGCGTTCATGTTGTACCTCCTGATGTGATAGATTTTTGTTACTCTACTATTCTACCATAATGGTAACAGTAAGAGTATTTCCGTCATCACTCCACGTCATAAGAGGAACGAATCGTAAAGAGGAATCGTAGAGTTGATTATCAAACCATTCCTTCGCATCACGACTAACGCGCTTCAATAACGTCTGATTATTGCGTTTTCCACGTCTATATGTCTTTTTGAATGCCTCCATTACTCTATCACCTCGTAATCCGCATCAACAATAGTGGTATCTATCAATTGCTGAAGCTTTTCTTCAATCGTGCGCACTGTTTTATCCACTTTAATCTCTTGTTTTGCCTTATGTCCTGACCGATCTAGTACATCCTTAACCGCTTGAAGCGCAACTCCGTCAATCGGAGAGTCAATTAGCGAGTTCAACTTGTTAGCCGCTTTCATCGTGAGCGCTTTTAGCTGTGCCTGCACGACTTCCTGCGTACTGATTTGCATATCAGCGATAACCTGCTTTACGTCAGAGCGCCTTAACCACCCGAATAGCGTGTTCGGATGCACATCAAGCAATTGCGCGAGCTTCTGAACCGTGTATTGCCCTGTTATGTATAGATGGATGAAGCGTTGTTGCTTCGTAGTTAGCGCGAGAAACGCGGCATCGCTTACAGCTACGTCCTCGTCACTTTCCTGCGGTAATAATTCGGTGTTCTCCGCGTTTGAATTGGTTGAAGTCATCGGTCAGCATCCTTTCTACGATAGTTTCGAGGTCATTTGCGCTT